TGAGAAACTTCCTTTTAGACCTGTGGCTTCGGCTTCAGCAAAGCTAAAGGGAATGATTGAAAAATCAAACCAAGTTCCGGGGGCGATTAGCCCCTCATCCAATCTCCTAGGATTGTCTAGGAGTTTGGATATCTATTTTGACAAGCCTTTGGCTGTCAAGATAGGTGGGTTTGGTAAGTCAGAAACTTACAAATCCCGAAATAGCCGAGTAAGGGCAGCTTTGCCCTACCTCAGCCAGTCCGTCACAGATAAAATCTGTAAGATGAACAGGTATATGCTCAAGCGGTTGAGCAATACCGTCGAAGCCATCAATGATAATTTGATGATGTCGACTCCCGAAAACGTCAGACGTTTTCGTGAGATGCCCGCCTACATTAAATTAATGCGGTGGGCATATGCACTGAGCTGCTACAATAGCGACGCAGTGTGCAAACAATGGAAAAAGTTTTCCGTTGTTTTGCGGTGGAAGTCACTTCAGTCTTTGACTGATGCTCCACAAACCCCGGATGATTTTCCGGGATTTGGCGCGGAGAGGCAAAACCTCAACGAGCTGCCCACAATGTGGGTCGAGCTGTGTCCCTGGCTGAAACCAGTCTGGGAGCGCGGTGTGATGTCAAAAGCCGAGTCAACACGGCTTCTGCATCTCGTTACCGGCAGGAACTTTCCTGCTGGAAACAAAGTCACAAGGGAACTGTCATTGCGTAAGCACGCAGCGACTTTAAGTTCTACACCTTGTATTACGGAAGACCGTCGCAGGATCCTGCATCGGTTGAGCGTCCTCATCGGACGTTCCGTAAAGGAGTTGAAGCCCAAGAACTTCCGTTCTTTGGGTCACCTATCTCTCACTTCATCCGCCTCGATTGATTCGAGCGTGAAGGAGGGAGGAAGGGCTGCAGAGGTCGCGATAAAATTTCGGACCTGGGCAAACTTCGTTCCGGACCATGACTCTTCTGAAGAGACATGGTTCGGCAGACCGTACCGGCTCGTAGCCGGACGGCCTAGGTGGCAAACCATGTGTCGGGTAGAACCCGTACATGATCCACACCACGAATTCGGTGAAAGTACCGAAGACATGGTACTCGATTTTGAAAATTTCAAATACGAGGATCCGTTGTATGGTCTGGACGCCGTAACAGGTTATCAACTGTTACAGTGGTCCATCGAAGAAGGTTTAAGAAACCATTGTCTTCGAGGCAGTCCATACAGGTCGGGGGATCGGTTAAGAACCGGTCCAGTCGCACCAAGCATTAAAGCTAGTGCGATCGGTGAACCAGGCGCAAAATCGCGCATAGTCACAGTTGGTGAAGATTGGCTTACAATCTTCCTCCAACCGTTTAGCCACCACCTCTTAGGTTTGGCTAAACTCCATCCATCAGTAACCGCGGGTTTGACCCGCGGGTGGCAACTGTATGAATGGGTGAAGGGTCTCCGCAAGGCGGGACCCGTCAAGAACCAGACCACGTACTTCTTAAGTAGCGATCTGACAACCGCAACAGATTTCTGTACTCATGAGTACTCTGAAGCGATGGTCGATGGGTTCATGCGAGGACTCGGAGAAGATTCCGAGTACTTGCGGGCGTCGAAGAGCTTATTATGCTCAAGTAGACGCTATGAGAATGACCTGGATGAAT